AGTTTACCCGATTCACTGATACCATCGGGTGATCCACCGAGCCAGGGATGTTTTGGGTGAGGTTCGAGGCCAATTTCGTGTACAACTTCATTGTGTCTCTGTTCATAGAGAATGCGAGCCTCGTCTTCGTACTTGTTTCCGTGTTCCGTGGCTGCATTTCCAGTGAAGGGTTTTCCCTTACCACACTTTTTGAGCAGAAGGTCAAATGGTTTTTCGTATTTGTTTTCACCTATGGCTGTGGCACAGTCACTCGCGGTGAGCATATTTTTTCGCAAATCGAGCCATTCTTGTGACCTCTGTTCAGCGTATGTCTTTTTCAAGAGCTTTTCTACATTGGGGTGCATCTTAAAAAGTATTAGTTTGAACCTTTTAAGCGATTAATTCTATGTCTCAATATACGAGACGTACCCTCTGATGATGTACCCAATCTTTCACATTCTTCTATGAGCCATTGTTTTGAGTATTGTATGGGCATGTGTGGTTTTCGAAGAAAAAGTGTTATTGAAATAAATAATATGGGAACGGGTATCATATTACTAATGTGGATAGAAAAAATATTTAGCCGCGTTCTGTTCAGCTTGCTTCTTATTCTTTGCGAATCCTCTACCAAGGATCACGTTGTTCACGTACACGTCCACGTAAAAGATACCATTATCGTGTGATATCACGCGATAATCTGGAAGTGGGTGTCCATGTGTTTGACAATATCGCATGAGATGATCCTTGTAATTATCATCAATCATGATTGAACGCATGTCCACGAGTTCCGGATTTTCGTAAATATTCAAAATGAAACGTTTCGCATGTAACAAACCCAAATCCATGTAAATCGCGCCGATGAAGGCCTCAAACACGTCTTCAAGAATCTTTGGATTTTTGAACCACTCGTTTCGCATCCCCTTCTCGTCCATCTGGATCCATTTGTACATTTCAAGCTTCATCGCAATATTTGCGAGTGTTTCTCCTCTCACGAGCTTCGTTCTCGCTTTGGTAAGAAATCCCTCCTTTTGTTGTTCGTACCTATCAAATAGGAATTTCGTAATCACGAATCCTAACACAGAATCACCTATGAATTCGAGCGTTTCGAATGATTCTAAGTTTTCATTTTCTTTCAATGCAGATTTATGCGTAAAAGCTTTTTGGTACAAATCTATCTTAGATATCTTTGTACCAACAAGGGTTTCGATGGTTTCCCTGTCGATGATCATTTTATATTATTAGTGGACAATTTTTTTAAGCCGTTTGTTCGACCTTGGTGTAGTGGGGGCTCAAGAACTTTTGAAGGTTCAAGAACGTGACTTGCGTGTCCGCAGGTGGGTTAAGAAGATCGCGGAGCTTGTCGTCAAGAACAAGAACACGACCGTTGTCCGGGTGCTTAAGACCCTTTTCAGTGACGTAGCTGTTAATCGCACGAGTGACGAACGAACGGGAGACGAGCTTTCCTTCTTCGACACCGAGAAACTCACGGAGCTTTGGAGAGATCGCTTGTTCACGGTTGAAGCCGTTGTTCTTCGCGCGGGACGCAGCTTTGGTTCCGTCCGGGTCGTCTTGCTTCGCCTTGATCTTACGAACGATCTTGGTCAAAGACTTGACGTCGGAACGGAGAGCAGAGATTTCAGAGAGAACAGTTTCAAGAGACATCTTGTTATGTCTTACTTAGGTATCACATCTTTAAGCTTGTTTCCTCGATATTAATATGTGATGTAATAATAACATGGATCAGAACGAATACTCGGCAGGGGTCATAGACCGATTCAGGATGAAAAAACTGTTTCACAATGACCCCGTCTTAAAAAAGTTCTATGAGTCCGATGATGTCTCTCGGTTCAGAGCGAGAATACACAGACTGCACAAGGACAAGGATTTCAAGGACTTTGTGAGTGTTATATTGACGGACATCTTGAGATACGAAATCTATGCCGTGATAGACGAACTCACGGAATTTCTCAACCCAGTGGGTGATATGATTCTTTCGGGGGGTGACGCCGTGAATTCGTACTTGGAACCAACACAGAGAATTATGACGCTCGACATAGACACGAAATTCGTACCAAGAATAAAACCAGACACGAAATTTTTCGGTAAGCTTCAAGCCATAAAACTCCTCTTGTGGAACAAACTGGGTGAAATCGCCAAACGTGTAAATAGGCGATTCACTAAGCTCGTGCAAGACGGGCGAGGAAAGCCTGGTAAATTCATAGGTCTTGGTTTCGCAAACGCTGGTCCATACGTGACGCGAAGATACACATTGATACCAAAGAAAAAGGGTGCTAAAAAGGGTCCAGACACACTCGCGGACATAGAGCTTTTCACACTCGACATGAAAGCGCGTGTCTATTCACCCAAAACTGGGCGAATTGAACCAATTAATATGGGTGGTATTCTCGATATCGCATTCATGCGCCCGGGTGAATTTGGATTCGAGGTGGGTGATGATCAGATACAGGCCCTCGATATATTCAAAATCACGGGTAAGTACGTTATCGGTAAATTCGATAACATCAAACTCGCATCCAAAAAGTTCCTCATCGAAGATTCGTATACAATGCAAAAGCTTGGTCTTCGTCAACCGGAAAAGAAGGAAAAGGATCGCCGACGCATGATTAAACTCGCAAAACTCGTGACTCGCCGTAAAATTAATGCGAATGACTCGATGGTTAGTATCATGAAGAAAGTCGATATCCCACTCGTAAAAAAGAAAAAGACGCATACAACACACAAAAACATAAGTCCTCGCAAAGCCATCAAAGTAAACCCAAAGAAATACGCGAAATTCACGACGACACCCGACCCAGAAAAATTATCAAAACAATACGTTCATGGCGTAAAAGCTTCTCATAATATGGGTAACTTACAGGGTTTTTCAAAAACACAATCTAATATGCGGTTTAACATAGAAACGAATGATTGGAAGAAAAATACAAGACCTTCATATGTGAGAAATGAGTTTAACTACAGGCCAAAACGTCCACTTCCATTACCAGAAAAAGTAAAATTGGAAGAAACCCTCTATGGATTCAGACCAGTGCGAGACTCATGGGTTCCAAAGCCCATTATACGTAAATCGGCCATGATACCATTTGTAGGGGTTAAAGATTTGAATCATATTTGAGGTATACAATGATCTACGGTAGTACCCCCTCTAAGGGTGAAGATGGTCTCTACTACGTTAAGGCAACGACCGATGGGGGGAAGCGTTGTTACGTCCAGGTGAAGAATGTCGTCGTCACGGAAGACACAGACGATGAAGTCACGTTTGACTTGTCCGGTGCGGTCGGTGTTGAAAATGTTGAAGCTATTCACGCGAATAATATCGCCGCGGCGAATGAAAACAGTGTGGCTTGGTTTACTAAACAGCTCCCAAAAAAGACGATTTCCAAACTTTACACCAAGCAGGACACACTTTTTACCGATAAGATTTCCGCCACCAAGGTATTCGGTGCGAACAAGGAGCGTCTCACGGAAGTTCCAAATCTCGTCGGTTCCAAATGTTCTATCATGCTCGAGTATGCGGGTCTTTGGTTCGCGAAGAAGGTGTTCGGACCACAATGGAATTTGGTTCAGGTCGTCATGTTGCCAGAACCAGAGCCAGAACCAGAGCCAACCCCAGAACCAGACCCAGAACCAGAGCCAGAACCAACCCCAGAGCCAGAGGTGGAAGCATACCCAGATGACATCGTGATTGAAGATGACGAATAAAAAAATTGTTTTTATATATAAATGATGAAGATGAAGAAGGTCACCCCACGCCAATTGGTGATCGCTCTCGCTATCGCGGTTGTGATCTACCTCATGGCCACCCAAACTCGTGCCGCCTACAGTGTGAAGGAAAAGGACTACGCCTCGATCGGTGGTATTGATGCCGTCGGTCCATCCGCGGAAGCCGGTGTTGGTTGTGAAATGAAGGCGGGTACCGGTCTCGCCTCGTCGCTTTTGCCACGTGAGGTCGCTCCTCAGGAGGATTTCGGTGAGTTTGCCCCAGATGACATTCTCTCCGGTCAAAACTTCCTCGAGCCACGTCAACAAACTGGCTACCCAGAAACCATTGGCGGTGCTTTGCGTAACGCCAACCAGCAAATCCGCGCGGATCCACCAAACCCAAAGGACGCGTTCGTGTGGAATAACTCCACCATCGCCCCAGACACGATGCAACGGGGTTTGTGCGCGTAAACTTAAAGAAATAACGTTTTAGGTATATATTAAATGTCTCAAGTTCCTTCAGACGAACTCTCAAACAGCGTCTCTAAGTTGGTTGAATTAAACAAGCAAATTACAGAAGCCAGAGAAGATATAAAAGTGATCGTTCAAGCCGAAAAGTCACTTAAGCTCCAAGTGAAGAAGCTCATGGTGGACCATGGGCTCGATGCGATTAACCTCAAGAAGGGGAAGATTTCCGTGCGAAAGAGTTCCAGAAAGACGGGCCTTAACAAGACTACGGTTAAGGAAGGTCTCGTGACCTATTTCAATGGTAATGAACAACAGGCCGAAAGTGTGTTAAAGGCTATACTCGATAGTCTTCCAGTAAAGGAATCCACTTCTCTTTCCCTCACGGGCATCAAAGAAAAGAAATAATGGTTTGGAACGAGTATGCTCACGCCGCCGAGCGTATGAGCGATAACGAATACAGCGACAATGAGGAGCACGAAGTTGAAATGAACAAACCGCTTCACATCGATGACTGGGGTGGACATTTCGATGATGATTTATGGTGGATGTGGCAATTGCTACAAAGGTATCTCGGAGACAGGTACATGAATCACCATATCCTCAGATATGCGAAATACCACGATTTTATTGAGTTTTGTTACCAATTCTCTGATCATAGAGCTATAGAATTATAATATACATATATTACAAATGCTTCCAGATATTACCTCCCAAAAAGTAACTATTCCCGCCGCCTTGTTTCTCGCGCTCAGCCCAGGTATCCTCCTCCGCACCGATGGTACCAGCATCAAGTTCCGCAACGGTCTCACTGGACGCACCGCTGTGATGTTTCACGCGCTCGTGTTCTTCCTCGTCTACTCTTTGATCGCGAAGGCCATGGGTCTCGTGCTCACCCGAACTGATCTCGTCGTGACCACTGTGTTGTTCTTGGCCTTGAGCCCAGGTATGTTGCTCACCTTGCCACCAGGCTCCAAGGGTGTTTTCATGTCCGGACAAACCAGTCCATCGTCTGCTCTCATGCACACCATCGTTTTCGCGCTCGTCTTCGCTCTTTTGCGAAAGCAATTTCCTAAGTACTATTAAGTGACCACCGATGAAATATTTGGTAATTGGTCCAGGTGCCATGGGGGTTTACGCCATGCTCGGCCACCTTAAAACAATAGAAGATCGTCTCAGTGATGTACAAGAAATATCGGGAGCATCCGCGGGGTCCATCCTCGCTGTCATGCTCGCCTTAGGCAAGTCCATCGATGAGGTGATAGACATATCACTCAAGTTAAACATTTCAGATTTAGTGAAGGTGGATTTGAAATGTTTTTTATATAGATATGGATTCGTAAACGTCGAATCTATGCGCGACACATTCGTCAGAATATGTGGATGCGATCCGACGTTTTCTGAATTGAAAAAGAAAATATACATATCCGCATTTTGCGTGAATACCAAACAGACGGAGTATTTCTCAGTGGATACTCATCCGGATATGAAAGTACTCGACGCCATGTTGATGAGTATAGCCATTCCATTCGTGTTCTCGGCCATAAAGTTTAATGGAAATACATACGTCGACGGTGGGATGATGGAATCACTCCCGATGGCACCATTTTTAGATAAAAAGCCACACGACGTGTATTGCGTAGAGTTGAAATATCGGTTGAAATACACAGAAAGTATAGACGACATACACACATTTGCGCAGACGATCATACGCTCAAGTTTTCAAAACAGATACGAGTATGACATGTCTAGATACGAACTAAAAACAGTAGACGTAGGAGACATGGACATTTTTGACTTCGACATGTCTTACGAAGATAAGATACGGATGTACATGAAAGGTACCTCGTAATTTTTTGTTAGCTTATATCAATATGGACGCGTGTGATCCAGGGGTGAATGTTCGAAACCTCAAGAGACTCGTGAAACAGAACACGGGTCTTGAGTTAAATCTCACGCGCGAGCAAATATGTGACGCGTACTCATCAATCCAGGACGGCAAACTCCCTTTGCCACCCATGGTCCTGTCGAAGGATGGTAAATATATGTTGGATAGAAAGTCGCCCTTGACCGGTAACGACTTTGAAATCCTGTTTGGTTCGGATTCGACCGTGGCCCAATTGAAGCGCGTGGCGCGTAAAGCTGGGCTCGCGAGTTACAAGGACATGACCAAATCCGAGATGGTCGAAGCGATTGAATCCATACTCGAATCTAAAAACATTCGGGAACCAATTCGTTTGCACGTTTCCGCACAAAGAGCGACTCGTAAAGTTTCGGTAAACAACAACAATAATTACCCAAACAACCTGAACGTGAATAACGTGAACGGAAACGGTGTGCGTAACAATAACAACAACCTCGGTAAAATCGCAAACGAGTCGAAAAACTTGAACCGAAACGGGAACCGTAACGGGAACCGTAACGGGAACCGAAACGGGAACCGAAACGGGAACAATCTCGGTAAAATTGCGAACGAATCGAAGAACCTGAACCGTAACGGAAACCGTAACGGTGAAACCCGTAACGGTAACCGTAACGCGAGACCGGCCACCAACCAAAGAACGGCGCGTTACGTGAATGCGATGTTGCGTAGACCATCAAACTCGCGAAGAAACGAAGACTTGGCGAAAGTTCTCGCCGCGGCGCGTAACACGGGAAATGGGAGCACGCAAAATTTGAGTCGCGTGATAGAAGCCCTGCGTAAAAAACCGAGCACCGATGGCTCGACCGCGGCCATGCTCAACAAACTCATGCGCGCGAAAACGTCGGGTAACTCTGACGCACTCCGACGCGCGATGAAGGAAGTCGAGATCCTCCAACGTAAGGGTCCAGTGGCTTCGGTGAACAATAAACAGAAGAAGATCACCGAACTTGAAAAGTATGCGTCAAACCAGGCGTCCAGACTCGGTAATCAACGACTTCAATTCATGAATGAGGCACAAAAATACATCAAAGCCTATAAGAATGGTGAATATGGATCTGCATCCGCGCGAGAAAGAATTTTCGGGAGATATAAGGAAATATATAATAAACGGTTAAAAGCGGTGAGTTTCAATGAAGGTGTATCGGATCTTCAAAAGAAGACCATCTCTATTGGAAATACAAAAATTAAATCTGAGGCCATGCAACGCCTCGAAGAATACAAAAAGACTGGTTCTCAATCGGCGATGAATGACATAATTCAACTCAAAAATCTCGATGATCAGCTAGGCAACAGGCAGGAAAAAGTTGATGCCCTATTTAATAAAAATCGTCGTCATTTAAACGCGGTGAGAGATGAAGTCCTAAAAACTAAACCCCATAACTTAAAAAATGGACTAGCTAAGCTTGATAAAATAATTGAAGAGAAGGAGAAGGAGATCAGAGAAAAAAAGAGAGAGGATAATATCAACAACTTGATTAAAAATGCTAAGTACGAAAAACTCACGCAGAATGAAAAAAATAAAGCAAGAAGAGCCTACATGAACGGTGGGTCTACGTTGAACGTCGTGAGAGGTGCACTTAACAAGTTGGTGGCGAGAAATAAGAATAAGGATACTATCAACAACCTGACTAAACAAGCTAAGTACAACAACCTCGCACAGAATCAAAAAAATGGAGTAATAAAGGCCTACATGTCCGGTAACTACACATTGAACATGGCGAAACAAGTACTCAACAATTTGGTGGCGGGGAATAAAGGTAACAATACGGGTGGGAAAAATAATAAAAATGCTCTTCGAAAAATGACGAATCAGTTACGAATGAAGAACGAAGCTGTCAAGATGAAGGAGGCGGCTATAAGTAAGCTTGCGTCGAACCAAGAAACACTCAAGAAAGAAAAGGAAAATTTACAAGAACAAATTAATGAGGTCAAGGTAAATAAAAACCTATCAAATGCGGAAAAGAAAAAATTAGAAAAAAAACTTATAAATACTTTGAATAATAAGGCAAATGCGAT